TTACAATCCTCTAATCTTCCGCATTACCCCATTATATACTCTCGGATTAGCAACCTGGAGCGTATCCATCAAGTCATCCATGATGCCCCATACCTGCTCCTCGTTTCTCCCTTCAACCTCGCGGAGAAATTCACTGTCTCCGTATCTCCCGACCTCTACAGGCATTTCAGCCGGAGCCGCAGAATAGGCTTGCTCATAGGTACGACTTTGCATTTCCGGTTCTTGCTTCTTCATCTGGTTCTTGATGGTGTACAAGGTTGCCAATTTAGCGTATGCGGGATAGCTGCTCTCTCCATATTCGAGGCGCGCAATCTCAATGTCGATCTCTTTGGGGTCTAGCATAGGGGTCACCCCCTATCAATCCCGTTCCAGCTCAGTCATAAACCGGCGGATGGCTTCACGCTCCCTTTCGTTGGTCGCGTCCTCCATCATTTCGCGGGCCTGCTCCATCATAGCCTCTTTGGAGTCGTGGCGGCTGTATCCGCCTATGCGCCCATCCCGGCTATAACGTCCCATGGAATCCCGCTTCCGGCCACGGTAGCTGGAGCCGCGGGCATAAGTGCCGCGCATATCAGCCTCCCAATCCCCGGCCCGGCTGTATCCACCATCCTCTTCAAACATTTCAATCTTGTATGTCTTCTCAATGCCGCTCAGCGTATTCTTGATGATCTCTACATCACCGATAGCAATTTTCCCGTCTTTGATGGAATCAGACAGGAGATCGCAGAGGATTTCTCTGACTTCACTGTATTCTCTCATGTTTTTCTCCTTTCACGCGATGCGCTCAACAATAAAATTACTGTTGGCAACGAGGATAGGCTGGGTGCTGGTATTTCGGGCGGCTACGGTAACACAGCAGCCACGAGGGACATCCACCACAGCGGAAACATAAATATTGAAGAAATCCTCTGCGGCAGCCGGGGTGATGGTAGCGGTGGAAGCGTTCAGCGCCTCACCATTGATGGAGATCGCTGCCGTGATGGCCTCCACGGTCCCACCGGTGGGGATAGCAATATTCGCTCCAAAGGAGACTTTGAATTTTGCCCGGCACTGGTTCGTGAGCCCGCGAAGAGTCACCAGCCCAGCGCCTTCCCGATGCACAATGCAGGGCTTGCCTGTGTTGGCCTCCTCGGTAAAAGGCACGTTCTGACCAGCGGCAACGGTTACGATTGCGCTGTTGCTGTATTCAGCCATAAACTTCATTCCTTTCAAAAAGATAGCGGCGAGGCCGTTGCCCCGCCGCATGGTTCAAAATCGGCACGGGGCCGAACATGTAAGCCTTTCTTACAAGTTGATGTATTGGGTTTTAGCAGCCGCAGCCGCAGGGATTGCAGCCGCATCCGGCATAAGGATTGGGCACCTGATAGGCCGGGACAGGCATGGGATTGATTCGGCGGATCAGCTCGGCAGTCTGCGCTTCCTGGTTAGCGGTAATAAAAGCATTCTGAGCCGCCTGAGAAGCCTGGAACTTCAGACTCTGGTTTTCAGCCGTCAGAGTAGCGATCTTGTCCTGGGTCAGGAAGTCCAGGATTGCGCGGCTGTTGGCATTGGCGTTGTCGATGATGTCCCGCGTGCTGTTCTGGATGGTGTTGCGGGTATCGCAGGCCTGGGTAGCCATGTCGTACCGCACGCCCTGAATGGCGTTCTGGATACCATTGGCCTGAGTAGCCATGTTGTAATTCACGCCATCAACTGCCCGCTGGGTCTGGCAGCAGCAATCCTGCAGCTGATACCCCAGATTACAGATGGAATTATCAACACTGTGGAAACCGTTGCTCACGGCATCCCGGATGGAGGTCTGGCCGTTCTGGAGACCGTTCAGGGCGAAGCCCTCGTTGATGTCGGCCCTGGTGGCCCAACCCTGACCAGAGGGAGAACCCAGGCCATTGCCGGAGTTACCACCCCAGCCGCCGCCATAGCCGCCCCAGCCGAACATGCCGAAGATCAGGAACAGGATGATCCAGGAGGCCCAATCGCCGCCCCAGCCGCCGAAACCGCCGTTTCCGCCCTGATAGGCAGGAGTCACGGGCATGGTCATCACAGCGCCGTCAGAAGAAAGACTCATTGTGTTATCTCCTTTGTAGATTTATTTTCAAAACCGTGGCCACGGATTTTGATTTAATGTAAGAAATGCAAACTGTACTTTGCAAAATCACAAGAAAAATGTGAAGTATAGTTTGCAAATTCACTTCACATTCTGCGGAAAGTGAACTTCACTTCTTCACTTCCCAAACATTCCCCGCATTCCCTCAAACATGCCCTGCATCTGCTGGGCCTGATTCTGGACTTGGTTAAGCTGATCTTGGGAAATGCGTCCAGAGGATACCATCTCTTGTATCATGGCGTTGGGGTCTTTGCCCCGCATCTGCTGCATGAAGGATTGAAACTGCTGCATCATGTTGGGCTGTCTGTTGCCGCCCATAGCCTGATAAAACGGGTTCATTCTGCATCCTCCTTATCTTTTGCCGCCAGCGCATCCAGGCGGGCCTCCAACGCTTCCAAGCGGGACAGGGGCGCATACTCTACCGTTGGAGCCTGCGGGGCCTGTACGGGCCTCTGATTGCGCTCTACAAGGTCATATATCTTCATGCTGGGCTTGCCGCTTGCGTCCGCCTGTTTGAGATAGACCACTGGAGAATTGCTGTCCCATAACGTAACAGCGGAGTTTGGAGCGACTAGATAATTAGCCGCCTCCATCTCGCTCTGCACCCACACAATAGACGGAGATGCCGGGGCTTGCTGCGGCTGCTGCATGGGTTGATAGGACTGCCGCAGCTGCGTCAGCTGGTCCGCCATAGGCGGCTGATACGGTTGGTACGGCTGATAGTAATAGGGATAGTTCGGCATCTCACGTCATCCTTTCTGCCAGTAGTACAGCACAGTTTCGTGTTCACTGTGCCATGTATCGTAGATCACACCATCCTGCAGGCATACCACATGGCCGGACAGGGCCAGAATGTAAGTCCCGTTTGGATGCCCCATCGCAAACTCCGCCACGGTCATATCCTCGGGCGCCATGTCCCGCCGGAAGCCATGCCGCCGGAGGTAAGCGCCCCATGTGGCGTTGGCGCTTGGCATATCACCCCTCACAGCGCCCTCAATGCAGAGGCCAAGATATGTCCTGTACCAGTCCTGCTCCAGCGCCTTCGAGATGGCCCGGACGGTACAATCCCCCACATTTTTCTCGTAGGGGTTCGGATTGTAAAATTCAAACATATTGCTTTCGGTCGTCATACAAAAGCTCATTCTGTCGGATAAACCGTTCCAATCCGGAGAAGTCTCCCTCCGCCGCATACTTCTCGCAGGTGTCTCTTGCTGTGGACTCCGTGAAGCCGCAGGCTACCAGCCGGGCCACCAATTCAGCACCATTCAAAATCAAATCAAACACGTCCTTATCAGTGAAATCAGGAGGCCGCAAGGAGGGCGGCGACGTGTACCAGCCCTTGTTCCTTACGTCCTCCTGATGATATTTTCGCAAAAAAAGGCCCCGCCTGGGTGGTGCCCAAGCGGGGTTTCGGTGAAGTTATGTGAAATGTAGTTTTTGAGCTGTGCTTTCAACTTTGTTGAGAATCCGTTTGACTCGGTGAGAGATGGTAGACCGCTCCCAGCCGAACTCCGCTGCAATGTCGATTTGCGGGACCTGGTCGATCAGATAGCGCCTGGCAATGTCCGTGTCGTCGTTCCCAAGATTGGCCTCCCGGATGGCCGTCTCCATCTCGGAGCGCATAAGGCCATCCAGGCTATCCGGTAATCTGACACGGGCAGTTGCCACAGTTTCACGTCCTTTCGATCAGCTTCCAAAACCGATACAGCATCGTACACATCTGCTGCCGGGTAACGGGCTGGGAGAGCATTAGGTCCTCCTCGCTGTTGCCCGTCAGGATGCCGTTTGCAATGGCCCATTCCACGCCCTCCTTGTGGGCGGGAGACGGTGTATTGTCCATGATCTTGACCTCCAGTCTCTTCTTGAACTCTGCCCACTTCTGGGCGTTCACCAAGTACGACGGGCAATGTTTCCCAGTCACATCAAAGTGACGGTACACGTTCTCAATGGGGATGCCGTACTTTTCCATCAGTGCCCGGCCCAGAGCGGCAGCGTTGGAAAGCGTGGCCTCGCTGGCCTGATAGACACCGTTCCGGATGGTGTCGCACATCTCAATGGAAAGGCTGTTGGTGTTGCTGATAACGCCGTACATGGTGCCGCCGCCAGTCTTATCGGCGTTGGCGTACTTGCTGCCGCCAACGGACCATGCCACTTTTAGATCAGGCACAGACCGCCAGACTGTAGTATCATCGACAAAGTAGTGGGCGCTGGCCTTGACGATGTTGTTCTGAAAATACTTTGCGTTGTTTGCCGCCCTGTCCCCGTCATTTCCAGTGTAGTGGTACACTAGATACCGGATTTGGCTGGCGTTCCGGGAACCGCCATAGTTCCCGGAGTTCGCCAGCTGCTCCTTTATCGTGTAGCTCATTTACTGTCACTTCCCAGCTGCTTGATTACCTGGTTGGCTCCGGTAGCAGCCAGACCGCTCACAATACCCACAGCCGCCGCAGTGATGTAGTCCGTGGCCGGGAAGTCCGGCATGATGAACATGCCCGCTACGCCCAGCACAGCGCCGCAGACGCCGCAGATGATAGGAATAAACTTGTTGTCCAGGCCGGACGCCTTGACGCCCTGCCCGATCAGCAGGCAGATAACAGTGATAGCCGCCACGCCGGTAATGCCAAGAGAGGAAATGTCCATATCAGACCTCCCGATTACACTCGAATAGCCTTGACAGCATAGCCGTCCGCGTCATAGGTCACATCAAACTTTCCGCGCTTGGTATTCTGGCGAACCACTTGTCCGGCAAGCGCATGATTTCGGCTCATATCCACCTTGTCCGGCAGAGGATCCTTTGCCTCACCAGGACGGAAGCCCTCCGCCATCTCTGCCTCAGTCCATCCACCACTAGGGTTCTTTTCAGGATTGAGGGAGAATCCGGCGTTGACCTCGTCCAGAAGCTTATTTGCCTCCTCCGCAGTAATCTTGCCGCTCTTGAAGTCATCGATGATGTTATTGATGGTCTTGTTCATGATTGGTAGCTCCTTTCAAATATCCGGCTTGACCGCCGGTTTCTAATGATGTAAGATGTTATTGCCCGTTGTGCAGACGTGTGCTGTTTTGATAGCGCTCCCTCCGCGTTAAGTCGCAATGGACGGAGACAACGAATACTACGGGCTTGCGGCGCTCCTTCGGGGGCGTCGCTTTTTTACAGCCCAATGCGAGCCAGAATAAACGCAATTACAGCCGCAAGCACCGCCCACACGGACTTGTCCACGATGGCCTCCCAGCGGCGCCCTGGTTTTGCCGTCTGTTCCTCCTGCTTTGCCAGCAGCTTTTCGATGTTTTTATCCATGTTAGAAAGCTGCTCGTCCAGCTTGGCATCTCGGGCAATCTGTTCCCGCTGCCAGTCATAAAACGAATTATGGAACTTCTTGGAGTCCTGCTGCCAGTCCTCCAGGGCCTTGATGCGCCCCTCCAGACGGGCTGCTGCTTCCAGGCCAAAGCAGTCATGCCGGGGGTCTCTAACGCACTTCTCGTCAGCCATTGGACACCTCCCCCAGGTCCTCCCACTTCACGCCCACGCTTCCAGGTTCCCACACATTGAAGTCCTGCCCGGAGCGCCAGACGTGGCCCTCATAGGTGCAGCAATCCCCGGTCATATACGGCGAAGTGGAGACGGCGATAAACGGCAGGGCCTTGTCCGGGTCTGTGGACCATACAAAGCCCCACTGTGCGGGCAGGTCCTCCGGCTCCTGGGTGTTGTAGATGGTGCTGTCATAGGGTTGGAGGAGACGCACCACACGCCCCGCCGTGGACCTGCAGACAAATCCCGCCTTACGTTCTAGCATATTCATGGCCTCACAGGCCGCCGTAAAACTGGGGATGTAGTCCTCGGAGGCATACAGCTCCGTCCCCGTCATTTCCGGTGCCTGGGCCTGGAGGGTCTGCGCCCTCGCAAGCCCGGTGTCCCGCATGGTGGTAAGTACAAACTGCTTGTCCGTCATACTGCGTTCACGCCCTCTCTAATCGCTTCTGCAAGCTCCGCATAGGTCACATACTCCGGTTCAGGTTCCGGCTCCGGCTGTCCATCGTCCTCTACGGTAATCTGCCCTTGATAGGCTTCAGCCTGGGCGATGGCGTAATTCGCCTCCGTGTAGGGCATCGTAACACCGGAGAGCACCGTCTCGATGTCAGGCTCCTCGGGGGTGCCGTGGTTGATCTCTGTCGCCAGCTGGTATTTGATGATCTTCATAGTGCCCTCCTTAATCCGTGGTTTTGGTGTACTTCATGACAACAATAGCACTAGACGTTTGGAAAGCTACATGAGAGCCAATATAGATGACATTGCCGGCACGGTAAATTTCGGTAACCCTGCTATCTCCAATCAAATTTACGCCAATCGGCGGAGCACTGTTTGGGGAAGAATTTCCAAAGAGTTCAAAACATATTCCCATATCTTCTACGCCGTGCTCCACAGATTTATTAGCATTGTTAGGCAATGCCCCAAAGTTTATCGCTTTGATATACACAGGCTTGCCGTTGTACCGCTCCACGGTGCGGTACTCGACTCCGACAGACAGTAACGGGTTCAGGTATTCCCAAGGGCCCCAGTTGCCATCATTGCAGAACCGCATAGCAATTTCGGAAGTAAGGGCCGCAAATGCGATTTGCGTGTAATATTGCAGGCTTGTATACGGCATGACCAGAACTTTTCCGCTCTTAAAGCTGGGAATATTCTGCACTGCTGACGAGAACGCATAGAATCCGCCTGATATGGCGTTGTTCAGATCGTTCCCAGGGATGGTAGCAGCGTTGCTCCCTAGTCCGTATTTTGTGGGGTTTATATTTTCTAACCCACGCACGCACTCCAACAGTGTCAGCGGGAAAATGTTCTTCCCATTCTGCTGCAGCTGCGCCGTGCTGCCCGCATTCGCAAACGTCGGTGCCGTCTTGGTGTACGTCCACTCCCGCGTCACGCTCACCACGCCGCTGCCGGGATTGGTGGAAGCCGTAATCTTGACGGTGCCCATTCCCGTGGGCAGGTCCACCACCGAAATCTTGTTTTCGGCTCCGTTGGTGGCCGTGAATGTCCGAGTGTTGACGCCGTTGATGGTCTCTGTAACTGTTAAAACGCTGGTCCCACTGGAGGACACCGAATACTGCACATCATTTGTGAGAGTGCCCAAACTGCCGTCAGACCCAGAAATCACCAGGGCAGAAAGAGGGACTACGGAAACAGATGTGCTCGTTGTATAATCGCCATATTTCCCGTTTGCGAAAGACTTGACGCGGTACTGAACGCTTGTCCAGGTTCCCACCGTTTCCTCAAAGCTCGTGTTCGCTCCGGAATACACTTGCACCCAGTCGGCGTCTGTGTTCGCTTTGCGCTCCAGGATGTAGCTGCTTGCTCCATCTACGGCAGACCAGCTCACCGTGATCTGCCGTCCCTGCATGACCTGAATCGGCACATTCAAGGCGGTGGGGGACGCCGGAACGCCAACGGTTCCATCATCCGAAACCAGGATGGTAGGGTCCATAATCATGGCAGGTAGGGCGCCATAAGAGGGGTTTACCGAGGTGCTGCCCAAGCTGCCATCGGGCAAGACGTAAAACTTTCCGTCTGTGCTCGTAGAAACTGGAGAGCGAAGCCACCAAGCAGCCGCGGCTCCATTCAGTTTAGCAATCCGCTTGCTATTGGCTTCCGTGTCAAGTCCACTCTTGAAGTAATCCAGCTTCGCGCCGTCTGCGGGCATAATTCCGCTTGGGTCAGACAGGCCGACCTCATACCCGCCAAGAGGGAACAGCTTGCACTCCAAACCATTTTCTCCACTTTTGATGTTCCAGAAAGGTTCTCCATTTCCTGGATGGTATGGGATTTTCACTGTCCTGATGGCAGACTGGATGTGGCTTTCATACCTTCCCAGATACCCAGCCATCGTAGACATAATTGTGGAGCCTGCAAGTATGTTTGCATTGGTGCTGTTCCACTGGACGTTCTCCACAATGTCCTGCCGCAGCAACCACGCACCGTCACAGGAACTACCATACAGTCTTAC